TACCAGCATCAATAAGCTGTCTTAATATAGATGTTGATGCTTTTGAAAGGCCGCCGATCATGTGTGATAAGCCTAAACCATAAAAACCAAGTCCAGGTAAAAATTTATACTGTACAAAATAATTGATTTTGTTTTTAAACGGATCTGTTTCTATATAATTTCTTCTTATTGATAAAACCTGTTCCGAGTCTTCTTCAATAGTCACTATGTAAGGTAATTTAAGGCCAGTTGGTGCACCGCCTTGATCCATGTCTTCAAAACCTTCTATGTCTAATACCGTATGTACTTCATAAACGGTTCTGTTTCTGTTTTCTTTATAAGAGGGTGATATGCCTTGTATTTCGTCAATAGCTTCATTTATATCAGACATATCATCTGACATGCTGCTAGATCCTATGTCAACATTTGCATAAAAACCAGAAACTTGTTGTTTTTTAATTTCATTTGCAGACATGGTTATTGAGTGTGTAATTCTTTCAGCTGAACTTATGTCAGCAGCTTCGTAAGGCACAATAAGATCTTCTGGCGCAATAAACTTAGCTACAGCTCTGTTTAACACATTATCAAAATAAACTTTCTTGAAACAAGATCCAGCTAATGGTAGGTAAAACAACATTTGATCTAGCTCTGGATCATATTCGTCCATTTCATTCATTATGTAATAATTCATAAACTCCTGGACACGTTCAGCTTGATTTTCAGTCTCAATAGTTCGAGCACCAACAATTTCTGTTTTTACTGGACCTTTTGCGGGTAGCATTTCTTTATAGGCTTGAGCTTGAAACTGAGTTACAGCCTCAGCAAGAATCGGATGTACCACACCAGATGATCCCTCAAATGGCTGCGACCTGGTTTCATCAAACTTCATACCAAGATACTTAAGGCCATCGGTGTAAGTTTTTTCCCATTCAGATCTTGATTGTTTGTCACTCCTAATTGAGCTTAGTAAATCGCTTGCTATTTTTTCTAATGTAATTTCATCTACAAAATCAACCAAATTTGCATCAAAACTCATTTGTGGTGCTAATTCTTGTTGTATTTCTTCGTCTAAAAGTAATTGCTCATCATCTACTAAGACTTGAGCTGCTGCTGCAATTTGTTCCTCTCTTGTGGTATCTGGTGTAATTTCGACAGCCGATCCTTGTACTTTTATATCTGGATCTTCGTTCGTTCCTAATTTATCTATAGCCATAATTAATGTAAAACCCTGTTGCGTGGATCTGCTGTTAGTTCCACTTCTGTTCCTATGATAGCCTCTAATTCACCATCAATCAAAAGGCCATGGTACTCTGCTATTATTTTAGCTTGTGTAAAACTTTCTGCATGTATTAAAGGGCCAGAATATTTTACTCCATCCCATTCAAAAGTTGTTGCGTATGTCTTAATAATAAACCGTCCTATTTTTCTTTAATAACTTTATTTCATCTTGGTAGTCTTCTTGTAGTGATATAAAACCACCTTGACGGAAACGCATTAAAGCCATTGTAGCACTATCGCAAAAGTCGTCATAATCACCGAATGGAAACGATGCCATTTCTTCAATAACCTCTTCGGCAAAATCATCTTCTGGTGCCCACACCATGCCAGATTCAAATATAGGTGCAACACTATTCATTCTGGCTACCTTATCTTGTCCTCTGCTCGGTGAGTATGAAGTAACAGGTATGCCCATACGTCTTAGTTCGTGTGTGAGCGGTGTTCCAGATGCTTTTGCCTCAATTAACACACAATCTGGCTCCCAGTATCTGTATTCATCTAAAGCAAGTTTTTTAAGTTCTGGAAAGTCAAAACGTACTCTTTTTGCGTCTAAAAGTATAATTTCATCGTTTTGTTCATCACCTCTATTAAAAATTGCCCAGGTAGTTATAGCTGAATAGTCGGCTGTTTCTTTCTTAGAAAAAGCCGTGTCATAACTTTGTATTACATAAGAATAAGCAGGTACATCTGCATCTTCCCATCTATTCCACCATTCTCTTTTTACTATAGATCCTTCCTCAGCTGTTGGATTTTGCATCCACTGACTGTTCCATTTAGATATAGGTAAAGATGCTTTTACACCGAGTAGTTCTTCTTTTTTCCAAAACTCTGGCCATAAAGGTTTTTCTGAATCTGGTAAAATAGCAGGAAACTCTACCACCTCCCATTGATCTGCATTTTCATCACCTTGTTTGCTTAAAACTTTACCAACCAAGTCTTTTGTACTCCATCTAGTCATTACTATCACAATAATTCCGCCAGGCTGTAAACGCTGTCTCGGACCAGATGTGTACCACTCGTACGCTGATTCTAATGCTTTCGGTGACAGTGCATCTTGTTCTGAATGTGGATCATCAATAATTAATAGATCTGCACCACGACCTGTAATAGCACCACCGACACCAGCAGCGAAGAACTCACCCTCTTGGTTGCTTGTCCAACGGCCAGCTGATTTGTTATCTGCTTGTAGTTGGAGATCTGGAAAAACGTGCTGGTAATCATCGCTGTCTATTATGTTTCTAACCTTACGACCGAATCTTACGGCTAATTCAGCTGTGTGGGTTGTTTGAATTATCTTTAAATTACCTCGTCTGCCCATCATCCAAGCAGGAAAAAATGTTGATGCAAACTCAGACTTTGAGTGTCTTGGTGGCAAACAAACTATTAGTCTTTTTAATTTATTATCAGCAATTTTATTGAACTTTTCTGCAATAATTTTATGATGTGCGCCCTCAATAAAGTCGGGCCACATGTGTTTTATAAAAGTTATAAAATCTTGCTGACAACCATCTTGTTTCTTAAGCTGGTCATATCTTTGCAATAAGGCGACAGTCTCTGCCTTGTCTTGCTCTGATAAAATATCAAAATCTTTAAAGGATATTTCACTCATAAGCGAGCTGAGAAACAAGGTAGCGACGATAAATTATGCAACTCAGCTCTAAGCGATAAACGCCTAAGCGTAGTATTACACACACTTATACTTCGTGCCATTCTTTACCCTCGAATAGTAAAGCCTCCGCCTCTCTTCTTCTAATTAAACCCTGGAGAACCTTTCCTCCAGCTTTATTCCAACGCTTAATTTGCACTGGTATGTCATTCCAATCTGGGTGTGAGCTGTTTAAAACTTTTAACAAAGTTGAGCTTTTTAAGTTAGCTGGTCCAAGATTAAACACCCATGATACCAAAGCATCAAATTCGTTCTGTTTTAAATTATTTTGAACCATGTCATTTATATAGCCTTCATATTCTGACATTTCATGCAGCAATAGTTGGTCTGCCTCTCCTTGGGTTATGGTATCTCCACTTTTAACACCTTTTGTGGATCCATAGCCTATTGTCCATACTCCTGCCGCGCACTTGTAAGCCTCAAGCTCACAACCTTCAAATTTTTTAATTAACGATAAACCTTCTTGTGATATTTGCATGTTATTCTCCCCATACTTTAGTTTTTTTCCCGCCATCATAGTCAACAGCAAGATTTTCTTTTTTAAGCAAGTCAGCAACATTTCCTTTACTACAGAAAATATCACCTAATACTCTCCCATATTTGTCTGTGCCATAAGACTTTAATGTAATGTCGCCTACCAACCATTCTTTCATTTTTTGTTTTGCCAGTAAGCCAAGTTCTTTTTCCTTAGTCCTTTCTGGATATTTCTTTATATTTATTCTTGATTCTGGAGTGTCAATTTTGGCCACCCTTACAGACTTGTTGTGTAATTTAACACTAAAACCTAAATCTATGGTTGCTAACCTTACAGTATCACCGTCTATAACTTTTTTTAGTTCACAATTATATACAAAAGCATCTGGAGTTTTACTCATTTTCTTTATCCTCTTTCGTTGTTACTTTTCTATAGTACACCACAACATCTTTTAGTTCAGTTATGTAGCGTTTGATCTCTTGCATGTTATAAGCCATTACTTCGTAATCTGGTATTGTCATGGCTAAAAACAATATTTCTCCTTCTTGTTGTTCAATCATAGCTAATTGGTCTTCCCAGTTCTCGGGGGTTATTACAATCCATCTAGGCTCTTGTAAATCAATCTCTCTAGGCATAATAGGTTGTACTATTTTCCTATCAAGTGGCTTTGCTGTTACTTCTATTTGTTTAGTCGGAAGTAGGCTGCAACTGCAAGCCATCATCAAGATCATCAACAGTGATGCTGATTTTCTCGATGTCCTCCATAATGTGTTTAGTTCCATTATTTATTTTTCTCTCCATTTCTACGGGATCTGCAAGTATTTTAGATGCTAGTTCATAGTTTTGTATAAATTGTGTGTATCTTTTCATCTCTCGTTGAGCTGCTTGTGATTTAAGAGTTAGGTCATTCATTTGTTGGGTTTGTAATTCAAAGTCAGCTTGTATAGATGCTATAGCTTCCTCTTGTGATGCAATAGCACCCTCTAATACAAGGTTATTCGCAGTTAATGTTTTGTTTTCATTAAACAAATAGTAAGTTGTAAAACCTAAAAATAATATTATTCCTATAAACACTTGTTGCATTAAACATCCTCTATTATGTAATTCAATCCGCTGGCGCTTCTGTATTCTATAACTCGATCATCTTCGTCTCTAAATTTTAAGTGTTTTTCTTTTTGCACTAGAATTTTTTTGGTAATAAATGTTCGATCATCTGAGTCACCATATTCTTTGTTAAATGACACTGTTACTTTATACCTAGTTTGGAACAGAGATAAAAACCAATTAAAAACCCATCTACTTAATTTTTTTAAATTGTCCATATCTGTAACGCGTCTTTTTTACCTTTTACTTTAATAGGTTTTAGAGACTTTAACACAAATTTGCAATTTTTTGCAGTTTCTTGCCCGATTAGAATATCCACACCAACTTCTTTGGTTGCTGACTCTAATCTTGCAGCTGTATTTACAGGATCACCGATTGCTGAATAATCAAACCGAGTGTCGGATCCCATATTTCCAATTACTGCTACACCCGACTGACATCCAACGCCGACCTGGACTGGTGTAGATAAAGTTTTATTGAGCTCTGTAATACCTTTTTGAATATCTATAGCAGCCTGGACTGCTTTAGTTTCGTGATCTTCAAGATCTAAAGGAGCTCCGAATATAAACATGCCTGCGTCGCCAATAAATTTATCTGTCATACCGCCTAATTTTTGTACGGCATTTACCTGGACTGTCAAAGTTTTATTCATTATATCGGTGACTTCTTCTGGTGGTAGCTTTTCACTTAAAGCAGTAAAGCCACGAAGATCGGTAAATAAAAATGTGCAGTATTTTTTTTCGCCACCGAGTTTTAATAAATCTGGATTGTCCTGGAGCTGCTTTACTTGTCTTGGATCTAAGTAATGTTCAAACTGTTTTTTGATCTGTTGACGTAATTTAAACTGTTTTCTAAAGTTTAAATAGAAGGCAATAGCACCTGCAATAAATTGTGATACGAAAGTCCATGAAAAATCTATTAAATAGCCTTTTTGAACGCTAAAAACTTCTGAGAGAGCCGCTGTGCTTAACAAAATTACAGCCATACTTACGCCCTTGGTTATACCCAAGAAATTGATTACAAGCCATGTCAGCGACACAAATATTGCAAAAATCAGAATTTCGGCCGCTAAATGCCAATCTGGGACCTGTGGAGAGTTTTGTATCAAGATTGACTCAGATAATGCTGCTTGAATCTTGTGTGGTTCTAATAAACCAACAGGAGTTGCAATTTGTGGCATGACTCCATTAGCAGTTACACCAACAAAAACAAATCTACCAGCAACATCCATTTCTTGTAAATCAGTTTGCGGTGTGTCAACCCAACTAATCCATTTACGACCGAGGCTATCTGTTTTGATCGGTGGTATACCTCTGATTGATATTTCTTCTATACCATTATCATTTTTTTTTATAATGTAAGTTTTTACATCAAATAAGGCTTTGTATATTTGTGTACCAAAACTCGGCATCCATTCGTTGTTAGGTGTTTTGACCAAAAGCGGTATTCTTCTTACAAGTTGATCTACATCGATGGGAGCAATAGCTAAACCGTTTAGCGTGGTGTTTGCTAATAGAGGAAGGTTTTGTTTTACTCCCGAACTGAGTATACCACCATTATTATCGCCCATAACAACCGTACCCGGAGAGCTTGGAAAGTTACCCTTGCCATCTTCAAACATAGCAATAACCGAAGGACCATAACTAAGTGCTTCTGCAAACACCTCGTCACCACCCATGCGATCTGGCTGCGGAAAAGATATAACCCAACCAATTCCTATTGCGCCTTCGTTAATTAAGTCTACTTGTATTTGTGCAAGTCTTTGTCTAGGAAAAGGCCAACCTCCTTCTCGCTCTACATCTTCTTCTGTAATATTTAAAATAACAAAATTACCAGATGGTTCTTGTTCTGTAACCAGTGCGTCAAAGATCTTAAGTTTTAGTATTTCTGTTGGTGTCGATTGAAACACCAAAGGTAAAATCAGTATTATAAGTAGCAGTGATAGTAGTCGTTTCATTAATTACTCTGGGTTATTTTAATTGTGGAGTCAGATCCGCCGTTTACTCTGACTATATTTGATTTACCGTCTTGTATAAATATGACTGTATAGGATCCACTACCGTCTATATCAATACGAGCTGAATCACTTACACTTCTTCGCAAGCTTACAATCTGCCCGGTGACAATAGTTGTAATCTGCGTTTCTGTGTCCTGGCCTATTGCTGTACCAGCAATCTTGATACCAGTAGCTTGCTGTAGTTGATCTTCTTCTTCTTGCACTTCTAAAGCATCTAAAACATTCAGCATATCTTCTAAAAAATTAACATCCAGGTAGTTTATATCTAGCTCTGTAAAAGTTAAATCTTCACCAAAAAAATCTTCTGCCAAGTAATCTACATCTAAATCATTAAAATCCAAAACGTTGTTTTGCTTTGCAGCTACTTGTGCATCGCTTATTTGTTCTTGTTCTTCTGGTGGCGTAACAATAAGCATGTTGTCAAGCATTTCCAAACTTAGATCTAATATCACAGGTTTGCTTGGATTGCTTTCAAAAACCGAAATAGTCGTTGCCTGGAATGGTTTATTTAATAAAACAGATCCTGTAGCAGTAATTACTTCAATCTCACCACTTGATAAACCGAGAGCATCTGGAAGTAATACTATGAGACTTTTTCCCAATTCGTCCACCGTAACCGAAAAATCCGTCCCTCTAATCGCGATATTAGCGGTCGGTGTTTTAAGCTTAATATTTTGTTTATCTAT